TTTTAAGTCCTCATAATCTGCCTTATGCGTCATAAAATCCTCAAAGTTTGGTAAAACAGTAAATAAGCTTGTGACACTTTCTAATACCAAACCATTTAGGGATACTCTATACAAAGGGTAGTCTCTTTGAATACCGCCTATTGTTAAATCTTCTTGTATTATTTCTGGATCAGTTGCCGTTTCCCCTGGTGTGCCTTTTACCACTTCCAGGGTTATACTTTCTATTCCTGTTGTAGTATTCTTCTGATACCTGGCTACAATCAAATCGTTTCTTTTCTGGCCAGGCGTTCCGTTGTCGATTGTAACTTCTTCATAATCATTTGCTCTTATCCTTGCTTGATGTCCTTGTATTACTAAATCGCCATCCATGATCCTAACTGTGCTGTTGTCAATAATAGTCGCTTTAAATTTATTTCCGACATCTAAAACATAATCGCCTTGCCCAAATATTCCACGATACAAACTGGCATCGTCCATACTTGTTACATGATTTTCTCCTGTATATCCTGTGATAATTTCCATCTAATCACCAACCTTATACTCAATTTTTGTTATACCGTTATTTATTCGCACTATTTTTTGAGTTATAGGCTTTGATATATAAAGACCCGTAACCGCCTCTCTACCGGCTATAACATCGCCCAGCTCTAATTCCATATCCTCTATGTTTACCTCTACCGATTGACTGTTTGTTAATTCTTTCAATCTTCTGATCCCGTAATTAGTCAGCTCTTGCAGGCTTTCGGCATTTGGATAATCAAAAATATCTACTATCTCATCAGTTCCAAAATAATGTTGAGTTGTACCAATATTTCCATTAGCATCAACATAAAGATCTATAACCTGTCTTGCCGATAATTCTCCACTTCCAAGACATATCAGATGGTTTATTCCGCCCTTATTGTCCTCTGCCACAAAATAAATTTTGCCATCTTGGGAAAATTCGATTTCATCTGAAAAGTCTATGACAGGCTCGGCACCTAACTCAACAAACCCGTTTCTATATCTTATTTTCAGTTTTGCGTTAGCTGTTTTCAGCATTGCATTTATTCCGCTGAGCAGGTCAGTATATCGGTTAAATCTATAGGTATTAATGATTATATCTGTTGTATCTGGCACAACGAACAAGTTATTTAAATCCACATAATCAATGAGCTCTGCTATTATCTCATTTGCTTCACCTGATACAATGTAATAATCATCCCCAGGCAATGGCCTGATAATCTTTTTGCTTAAAATCCCTCTCCAAGTTCTGCCACTATAATAGATTTTTAAATTCCTGGTGTCAGCTTTTACACTGTCAATTATTCCTCCATATTCGGTATTTTCAATGTAAAATCGGTCTGTATGACTTAATACATTATTATAGATACCCACAGCTATTTGAAAATCATTAGTATCGCCACAGTCTAAATCCAGTGAATAATTCCGGAGTACGCCTTTTTCAATTCCGTTTTTGTCCATGTAAATCAAATCCATGCAGGCTCACTCCTTTCATAGAAAAGGGTTAGGTCGAAGCTAAACTCCTTACTCCACGAAACCGGATTCTGCCCCTGCTCTATCAACTTAAAAACAGAATATTCTTTGCTTCTTCTGTGAAATTCATTGATTTTTTTGCCATTGATTTTAGTCTTAATAATTGTTTTTAGTGCGCTATTTATAGTCAGATACTCCCCGGCTAATAAATCTGTGTTAACCGTATAAGGATGCCCTTTTATAAAAATAGTCGGATTTAAAGCCGGCCCGTAAATGATTAGCTCAAAATTGATGTCTGTGTAGTGGTTGTTCGTTATACTTCGGATAAACAAACCGTTTGAATAGTCATAAGGATACCCGTATGGATAAAAACTTTCACCAGTTACATATTCAACATAAAAGTGATAGGTTGTTTCCTTTATCCATACGGGCGTATCAGTTACAATCTTAACCTCTTTAGCCAAGTATCTTCCCTGCTGGTAATACTTTGATATTGTGCCTTCTACTATATAGCAATTTAAGTAATAATCTCCTATATACAGTTTCCCAGGGGTGACGGCAAGTACATCTTTTTCAAATACTTCAAATATCTTGTTTTTTCTTTCGTTAGCCTCTTCCTCTGTTTTTCCGTATATAGATATAATCATTTTGCGTTCCTGCACTTCACGCCTGAAATTCCCTATGTGTCCAAAGTCCGTATCATATTGCCATGTGTAGTCAAACAGGTTGGTGTCGCTGATAAAAAGTTCTCTACTTCCAAATTCAATCTTCTCGTTCTGATTGTTTTTATATATGATCGGCTTATGCAAACTGTCTCACCAACCTTCCAAGCTCCCGATCGTGCCATTCGAACCTGACACCATCTGTTAAAGCTCTTACGATGATGTTGTATAATCTCTCTTCTTGTTCTCTAGTGTTTAGGAAGCCCATTCCAACATCAATTGCTTCTGGAGTTGATAATGCAATTTCGGATTTCAACGTTCCCGTGGTTAAGCCCGCAAGCTCTTCCATTGCAGCGGTGACTGGCTTGGTATTATCCTCAATACCCTCCGCCAGACCTTCAGGCAGCCATTTACCAACTTCATTAGCCATGACCTTAGAAGGTGATTTTATGCCAAAAAATGATTTGATTCCTGATGTAATATCGCCGACAAATCCCTTAATTTTATCCAATATCCAATTTTTGACTGATTTTATTCCATCCCATAGCCCCTTTACCAGGTCCACTCCCACGCCAGCAAATGCCGATATCCCTTTACCTAAAGCACTGACCATATTAGATATGATTTGGGGCATGGCTCTAACTATAGTTGCTATAATTTTGGGCAGATTGGTAATCAAAGCAGTCAATAGCCTTACGCCCGCATTAATAATAAGCGGAATATTGTTAACAAGCGCATTAATAATGCTATCTATTATTTTGGGTATGGCTCTAACTATAGTTGCTATAATTTTGGGCAGATTGGTAATCAAAGCAGTCAATAGCCTTACGCCCGCATTAATAATAAGCGGAATATTGTTAACAAGCGCATTAATAATGCTATCTATTATTTTGGGTATGGCTTCTACTATGCCATTTATAATAGCTGGTAAATTATCTACTAATGCCACTAATAACTTTATGCCTGCGTCAATAATCAGCGGTACAAGTGTACCGATTGTGTTTATGATGCCCTCTATAATGTCTGGAAGCACGTCTACTATGTTGTTAATAATGGTTGGCAATTCTTCTACAAGTGATGTAAACAACTTTATTCCCGCATCAATAATCAATGGCAATAAATCTATTATCGTTGCCAATATATTGTCAATTATTTCCGGCACCTTTTCTATGATTATTGGTATTGCATTTGCCAACCCCTCGGCTAATCCTATTATTAAATCAATTCCGCTTTGCACAAGCATAGGAAGGTTTTCTATAAAAGTAGATACTAAGGTTAATATAGCATCGACTGCAGTTGGTATTAATTTCGGTAGAGCTTGTCCTAATCCAGTTAGCAAATCACTAATAGCCTGCATACCAGTTTGAATAAAGCTGGGTCCTGCTTCAGCTACAACTGAAACAATTATTTGTGGGATTTGCATTATGGTGCTAGATAGCATAGGCAATAAGTTCTGCAAAAATGTGATTAATGTACTACTCAAGTTTTTAAGCATCGGACCAATGTCTTGACCTAGCGCCATAGCCCCTAATGTATCCTTGAACGCTGCTTTCAGGGCCCCAAATGAACCTGTTAAGGTTTCTGAAGCTTCTTTGGCGGTTGTTCCGGTGATGCCTAATTCTGTCTGAATGACATGGATAGCCTCATATACATCTGCCAAATTGTTTATATCGTATTTTACGCCTGTAAGCTTTTGCGCATCGGCTAATAATCGTTCCATTTCCTTTTTAGTACCGCCATAACCTAGCTTTAGGTTGTCCAGCATGGTATAGTTCTGCTTGGCGAATCCTTGGTATGCGTTCTGTATATCCCGCATATTTGTACCCATCTTATTAGCATTATCGGCCATATCAATCATGGCCATATTGGCTATTTCAGCGGCTTTTTTAGTATCTCCACCTAACGATTGGATCAATGCTGCAGAAAAAGAGGTAACCTGTTCCATATATTCATTTGCTGATACTCCGGCTGTTTTATAGGCTTGGCTTGCATATTTTTTAACTCTATCTGCATGGTCCTTAAATAAAGTTTCAACTCCGCCAAGCGATTGTTGCAGGGCTCCGCCTTCTTTTACCGCCATTGCTATAACTTTCCCAATTCCAGCTGCAATAATGACTTTCTTAATTCCACTTACTATACTAGAGCCTACGCTTTTGCCCGCACTTTTTGCTTCTGGATCGAGTGTTTTTGTGATGCTCTTGCTTATGCCTTTTGCTGACGGCATTATTTGCACATATGCTTTCCCAAGTTCTGTAGCCATATGTTACCTCCTCTCTGCTTGAGCTATTAATCTTTGTCTCTCTTTCTCAAACTCCTTGCCAGATGCGAATGCGCTTACTTCGCTTTCCTTGTAGTACAGGTCACTTAATATGGGTTTAGGTCTATTTAAACCCTTTTCTGCATCCTTTGTCTTTGTCCATAAAAGCAGATTCAATCTGTCAATAATTCCCGCAAGCAACAAGATGTCTGGCGGCACCTTTGCGCCACTCAACTTCATTTTTATTCTTGAATCATCTCTAAGTCCTATAGCAAAAACTGCCACCTGTAGTGGTGGCAGTTGCCTATAGTCGTATATTTGATATGTTTCTGCAAGGTCGCATATAAGCGCATTTTTATCAGTTTTGAGCATCTGGGCAAGGATTAAGAGTTTTTTATTTCTTCCCCACTGTTTTGAAATATCTCGATTATTTCCTGTGTCATTCTGTCGGTCGGCACTATTCCTTTTTCATTCCTGACGTGATCTTTCAGTCTTGCTGTCTGCTCTTTCCCTAATATTTGATTAACTATCTTTCCCAGTATCAATGGGTTATCCTCTAGTTCTCCTAAATTTTCAACTAACTCATAATCATTTGCTACATCTTTTGATATTTCAAATTCAAATCCTGATGATGTTTTCCCTTTTATCATCTATAGCTCCCCCTACTCAGCCTGAAGTGGTTGGTTTTTTAATGTATTCATAGTGCGTGTTCTCATTTTCATCAGGGAATGCTGTTGTAGTAATTTCGTAACCAACTGCATCTGAATCTGTATAGGCTATTTCTCCAATTTCAGTTATTTTACTCCTTGGTATTACAATTCTTTTCAATATGCCACCTTTTAGTATCATATCTACAACCATTGCTCTTTCTTCCGCCTCTTTTGAATTAGCTTTTACAGTAATACCTGAATCTAAATCGCCTGTGACGTTAGTTGAACCATAAACAAATTTAAGGACTTCTACATTCAATCCTTCAATGAGTTTAAAGCTAAATGTATCAGGTTTCCCTGTTTGAACTGCCAGTACCTCATCCCCGCCCCATGCTTTAATTGTTTCTGATTCAGGGCTATTAGCATTTGTGAGTCCATCCTCGGATATATATCCAAGTGATTTAAAGGCTGCATCTAGAGCAG